AGAAATTGATCGTAAAGAAAATATAGCATTTAAGTTTATGTTAATAATGATAATACTTTTTGTATTATTGTTTATTACTTCTTGGTTCTAAACAATTTACTTGACATTTCCTGTATTATCTGATATAATACATTATGAACTCTAAAGAATTTTCTTTAAGAATTGAACAGGTAGTACAGGATAGAAAAGGCATATCATACATGGATGCCATTTTAAGATACTGTGATGAAAATGATATCGATCCTTCCACAGTTGCACCTTTACTTACTAAAGCATTAAAAGATAAAATTACTATAGAGGCACAAAATTTAAATTACATACCTAAAACAGGACAACTACCAGGAGTATAATGGTTAATGGATTTGATGTATATAAAATCTATCTTGCTGTTAAACTTCACTTTACCTCAGATAGTTATGACTATCACAAATATGAAGGGAAAGTTAATTGTAAGTTAGAAACTTTTACTAAAAACAATGCTAGATATTTTTTTCATAAGCTTGGAACCAAATATAGTAAAGATGATATACTATACTTTTTTGTTTCTAATTTTTTATCTGATAGTAACAAGTGGATAGGGGACTTAACTAGAAACGATGGTACAGATGTTTATCTCGATTGGAAAAAACGTACAGAATCTTTTGAATACTATTTTAGAAGTGATTGTAGTTATATTATTAATGACTTCAATGTTCGTAATATTTCTTTTGATGACGGTTTCAATTCTTTTGATGGGCAGCATCCTAGATTTTTTCAGTTGGTTTTATCAAAGAATATCTCTTATGAGAGTGCCGTTATTTTTAATCAAATTCTATCATACAGTAAACGTTGGGATAAACAAATTAATGAAAAAGTTGTTTGGCCAGTCCATTCAAAAAGATTAAAGAAATATACACCGTTTGTTAGATACAATCCTACATCGGCTAAATTGATAATGAAAGAAATATTTGTTAAATGAATAAAATAAAATGGACAGCAGCATCAATTAATATTACAGCTTCTTTAATTCAATCTACAGCTATCATTTCATTACAATGGATTGCATGGACACTCTTAATAACTTCCGTACTTGTGTGGGGTTATGTTGCTTATAAAGAAAAAGATTTTGCCAGATTAACACAACAAACAGTTTTTATTACAATTGCAAGTGTAGCATTATATAATTGGTTTAAAATTAGATGAGTAAAGTATTTTTAATAGGTAATGGTGAGAGTAGAAAAGGTTTCGATCTTAACACATTAAAACCTCATGGTAAAATATATGGTTGTAATGCACTATATAGAGACTTTACTCCTGATGTATTAATAGCAGTAGATCATGGTATCATGCATGAAATCTATCATAGTGGTTATTGTTATAACAATGAAACATGGTATAGAGATTGGACAAGAATACCTGATTACATGTATGAGAATCTTGTTTACGCTGGTCTATCTAAGATTGATATAGAAGAAACAAAAAAATGGGACGTAGTAAAAGTAAATAAAAGAATAGATGAAAAAGAATTTGTTATGCACGGAGCAAATCTTTCAGGAATGGTTACTCTATTACATGCTGACAAATCAAGAACTCATAAAAATATTAATTCCAATCAGTTATTTGTAAGTTGGGTTAAAGATAATGATAGGGCACATAACATAAATGAGTTATATGAAAATAAAGATTTGGGTTGGGGATCAGGTCCTTCTTCTGGATTTGTTGCACTAGAGATTAATAAACCAACTGAAGTTTATTTAATTGGTCACGATTTAACAAGTAACACTGAAACAGTTAATAATATCTATAAGGGTACATTACATTATGGTACAACGGAAGGTAAGGCAGTTAAACCTAATGACTGGGCATTACAATGGAGAATGTTATTTGATATGAGTACAAACACTAAATTTTACAAAGTAAATACAGAAACTAATGGTTCTAATAAGATAGATCAACCTATTGACGAGTGGTATCAATGTAAAAATATAACATATATTGATTATAAAACACTTGACAATCATCTAGGACTCTGATATATTATAATACATGATTAAAAATATATTAATAGCATTGTGGTTACTAACAAGTGTGGCGTTAGCAAACCCTATAGACGACAAATGCCCACAACATGTTTATAAAGGCGCACCAATAAGTGCCATTAAATCTGATGATCAATATCTATGTAGAACTAATTATGCAGTACATTATAGATACGATACAAGAACAGCAGAATATGTTGTTGAACATGTAACTAAACAATCAGTATCAGGACATGCAAAAAGACAAGATGATTTTAGAGTAGATCCTGAGATTAAAAAAGAACATCAATCATTACTATCTGATTATAAAGGTCACCCTTATGATAGAGGACATTTAGCTCCTGCAGGTAACAATACTCAAAACGATAAGATTATGAGTGAAAGTTTTTTATTATCTAATATGGTACCACAAAATCCAAATAACAATAGAGGTATTTGGAAACAGTTAGAAACTTTTGTTAGAGAATGGTCATTAAAAGGAATGGACATTTATGTAGTAAGTGGAACTATTTACAGTAGAAATAGTAAAACAATAGGCGATAACAAAGTAGGTGTACCCGATAAACTATTTAAAGTTATTATAGACAAGACTACAGGTAACTCTATTGCATTTATATTCCCTAATACAGAATTACCAGTTGGTGATCTAGTAAAATATGCAACGAATGTAAAAGCAGTTGAAGATGCTACTGCTATTAAATTTATGCCAGGTCTAACAGACGAAAAGAGTAAAAACTCATTTGATATAAATCGTTGGCCTGATCTACATCTATTAAAATAATACTTGACAAGCATGTCATTATATGATATAGTATAACTAACATGTTGAGAATATTATTAGGTATAGATAAAGAAGTCTGGAACATGTTTGTTACTAACTATAAAAGACAAGGGAAGTCTTTAATTGTGAAGTTTAGAGAGATGGTTCATAGTGATGTTAGATCAAACAAGTACAGATAACTCTTATAAATACTTTAGTACGCTTATACAGTACATATACAAATACAATGGAGAAATATAATGGACTTTAATACATTAAAGACAAGTAACTCTAACTTCGATAAGTTAACAAAGATGTTAGAAGCTAACCTCAATCCTGAGGAAAGCAAATCAAAAGACAAATACACAGACAATAGAATATGGAAACCTGAACTAGATAAGACTGGTAATGGTTATGCCGTTATTCGTTTCTTACCTGCTTCTGAAAAAGAAGAAATGCCATGGGTAAGAGTTTGGTCTCATGCCTTCCAAGATAAAGGTGGTTGGTATATTGAGAACTCATTAACAACTCTTAATCAAAAAGATCCTGTTAGTGAAGAAAACACTCGACTATGGAATTCAGGTGTTGAATCTGATAAAGAGATCGCTAGAAAAAGAAAAAGAAAATTATCTTACTTTTCTAACGTTGTAGTAGTTAGTGATCCAAAGCATCCAGAGAATGAAGGTAAAGTATTCATATTCAAATATGGTAAAAAGATATTTGATAAGTTAACTGAAGCAATGCAACCTGCATTTGATGATGAACAACCAATCAATCCATTTGATTTTTGGAAAGGTGCAAACTTTAGACTAAAGATCAGAAAAGTTGATGGGTATTGGAACTATGACAAATCTGAATTTGAGCCTGTAACAGCAATCGCTGATAGTGATGACAAGATTAAAGAAATCTGGTCAAAACAATATGCTCTAACACCTTTCTTGGCCCCTAGCAATTTTAAAACCTATGATGAACTCAAAGAGAAACTGAATAGGGTTATTGCGGGAACTAGAAATACTGGTACTATTGAAAGCGCTGAACTCCCTCCAGTGAAAAGTAGTCCAGTAAAAAGTAATGGTAAAACTACTCAGGCTGCTGGTGATGATGACGATACGTTATCTTACTTTAGTAAATTGGCAGATGATGAGTAGAATCTCTCTCTACTAATACTTGACAGTGGTCAGAAATGGCCACTGTTTAAACTACTTTATTTGTATTGATTATATTAAAAGTTGGTTCATTATTAATAAAAGAAGTAGCCATTATAGTTTTATTATCAGCATTATTAATCATAGTAGGCATATTATTTTGATTAATAATATTTCTTATATTATTGTTATCTTCATTTCCTACATATTTTTCACTTTCTTTTGCTAGACCTTTTTCTTTAGGAAGTGTACCTTTTTGACTTTGTTCTATTAAATTCTGTTGTTTTAAAGATTGCTCAGTGCTACCTTTTATTTTTGAATCATTAGTACCACCAGTATAATTACCCAGTGCGTCATAATCACCTTCTAATAAATTCTTTTTAGCCTCTTCCGGACTTTGATTATCCCCACCAAATATTTTTGATAGACCCCAAACTAATCCACCTATTAGTGCTACTATACCCAGTATAGGTAATATTGCTGCTCCACCAGCTCCTGCAGCGGCAGCTCCACCTGCAGCAACTGTTCCACCTGCAGCGGCAGCTGTTCCACCCGCAGCGGCAGCTCCTCCAGCAGCAACAGCTCCTCCAGCAGCGGCAGTACCACCAGCCCCTATACCTCCAGCTGCTAAACCTGCCATACCAATTTTTGAAACTCCTTTAGTTACAGTTGATCCTGCTCCAGAACTTTTAACTGATTTTCCAGCACCTTGAATTAATGAAGATTGATTAGGACTTTTTGATACTTGTGATATATTACTTTTTCTTCCTCCACCTTCAGTTTTACCAAATCCTAAAAAATTCTGTATACCTTCAAAAATACTTTCTCCTATTTTCTTTATATTATCTAATAAGGGCCCAAGTTGTTTACTAAATGAAGATATGAAATTTTTAAACTTAGCTAATGCGTTACTAAATCCTTCTTTCATTTTAGGTAAAAAATCTATAATTTCTTCACTTATATATTTAATTCCTGATACAATTTTAGGTACTGATTTAACTATAAAAATTATACCGTCAGTAAATACCGCAAATGATGCCATAAACTGTTGAATAAATTGAGGACCCCTTTCTCCTCTAAAGAAACCTTCTAATGCTTGCCCTATACCTGATGGTTTTGCTTCGCCTATTTGTTCTTTATATCCTTTTAATTCTTCTGTACTAGATGAAATTCTTGCTCTTATTGTTTCTCTTTCTTTTAATTCATTAGAAGTATATTTACCTTCTTTTCCTGTACCTTTTTGTTTTAACATTTCATTTAAATCTTTTTCATCTTTCTTAATTTGTCTTTCCAAATTTTGAGTTTTTAATGCAACTTGTCTTTTTTCTTGTGGTGATAAAAATTTTAAAGTTCCTTGTTCATTAACAGATGTAGCTCTACCTTTTTCAAGTTGTCTTGCCTGTTCTTCTTTACCTGCTTGTATTCTTCTTTCAGTATCTTCTTTCATACGATCAACAGCATCAAGTAATTTATCAAAATTACTACCAAGTTGTTTATTAAATTGCTTTAGATCAAGATTAAATTTTTTCTGTATATCATCTATTTTTTGTATAGCTTTTTGTTCGTCTTGTACTTTACCTGTTTCAGATAATTTTATAATATCTAATAAATCTTTTCTAATAACAGGTGATATCTCTTGCATCATCTTAACTACAAGATTTTTTTTCATACCTTCAACTTTTTTAGTAATAACATTTAAAAGATTATAGATTTCTTTTTTATCAAGACCTGTTTTTTCTGAAAATTCTTTTACAAATTTTTGTCTATCATTTACAATTCTTTCAAACTCTTTTTGTAATGCTGTTTTTGCTGGCTTCTTAGTTCCTTCTTCAAAATCTCCTATTAGATTTTCTTCAGACGATCCCATACCTACGGCAGATGGACCTAGTGCTGCCATTAAACCTTGAGGATCGTTAGGATTTCTAGTTATTGCCATTTAATTACTTTGTTTCTTCTTCTGTTTGTTGTGCTTGTAGTTTTTTATCTTCTATCTTTTCTTGTGTTCTACCATAAGCAGATATACCTAATACAGCTCCCATACAGATATGAAAAAATCCAGCGCCTTGTAAAGTTAATGGTTGCCATTGTGTAAACACAATATTTTTAAGATATGTCGCTTGTGCTATATTCCATAGTATAGGAAATAAAATAAAATCAAATGCACATACTGATAGATATAACCAACCCATAGCAGGACGCCATTTAGTATTAAAACTTGTTTCTTTATTTTGTGTACTCATTTTTCTCCCTCTTTAACTATTCTTTTCTTGTTGTCTTTTTTCGTTTTCTTCTTTAATATAATTAATTAACATAGATACATAAACATCACGTTCCCATGGTATAAGACCTTCAATCTCACTCAATGAATATTTATGATGTTGTATCAACGCAAAATTAGTTTCGAACAGTGCCTCTAGGCTGTAGTGTGAGAGGCCTATTCGAAAAAATCTGCTAAACCACTAAATTCTACTTTACTAACAACATTAGTAGTAGGATTTGTTATTTCAATAGTATGTTTCAATTTAGGCATAGTATCAAAGAATGCTCTTATATCATTAAAACTATCTTGAGGTAAACTTTCTAAAAAATCTTGCATATCTTTTTTAGAAATGTCTTTAGATGGATATATCTTTTCACCTTCAAATATATGATCTATACATTCTATTAATATTTTAAACATATCTTCTACTTTAACACGACTAATATCTTCACCTACCGATATATTGTTGATAGTTGGATATCTTAATATTATACCTAAGTTTTTATTTTTATCAATCATAATTTTATTATTATGATTATCTTCAACTTGAACATCTACTTTTGTTAAATCAATTTCTGCGTCAACATAAGTTGTTTTATCATCAGGACATAATACTTTAAATTTAGCAATTTCTCCTACTGATTTTGCTCTTATATTTAAAAATATATATTCTAAATCAAAAGTTGGTAAATTTTCAATTATTACATTATTAAAAGTACAAGAACTAACTATATTTTTTACAGCATTAACCATGTCAACAGATTTACCTGTTTCAAGAGCCATAAACAATATTTTTTCTTCTTTTACTAGAAATGGTCTGTATTTTATTTTTGTGTTTATTGATGGAAGTGTCAATTCATAAGTAGGCACTTCAATTTTTGGTAAAGTCATAATTTTCTCCTTGTTATTATATATGTTATATTAAAAGAACGGTGGGAATACCCTTCCGCCAGTAATTCTTCCTATTGGCAATGATCTTTTTATTTGATTAAGTACCTGTTCACCTGCTCTTCTTAATTCAGGTGGTAACCTACTAGTAGGACCTCCAAATTGAGATGGTGATAGTAATTCATTAATTCTATTAGGGTCTTTAGCATATGTAAGATCAGGATAATTTGAAGTACCTAATGTTACTTTACCTCCTCTATCAATTATATAATTAATCCAATATCTAAATTCAAAAGTAACTGTAAATGTTTGAATTTCATTTGTTTCATTAGAATACTCAACAGGTCCAATAGTTTTAGGAAAACAATCAAAAAGTTTAACAACATAAGTATTACCATCATCAATGATAGCATTTACACCACCATCACCTTGATCAGAACTTCTTGAGGCACCAAAACTACCTAATTGCATAATGTTTATATCTGCCACATAATTATCATAATAATTATAGTTAAATGTATTTGTACTCCATGCTGATTGTTGCCAATATTCAAAATATGTTCTTTCTCTTAAATACTTATCAGTATAAAATGTAGCTTGAATTGGTGTAGATTTTACATCATAAACAAATTTTCTAGCGGGTCCATGATGTCTAATTTCTTTCATTTGCATATCTCTATCAGGCATATTAATAGTTTTACAAAAGGCACGAACTCTCCTACCATCAGAGCTTTGTACCGCCCTCATAGTAGTTGAAGATGGAAATGCAATAGACTGTTCTAATTCTGTTTGATTAGTTTTATTAACGGCAGTACCATCAGAAATAAAATCAGTTATATTTTCAATTGCAGATCCTTTAGGTAAATTAAATTCAACATAAAATCTAGCTTTACGAGCAAATCCTTCTGCTTCATTAACGTAAGATTGAAAACGACCTATATTATGTTGAGCATTCTTATTAGGATTATAATTTTTTATATCATCACTATTAATAACTTGATCTGCACCTAAACGTGTAGATTTTTTAAATCTAGGATCATTTTCAAGATTTTCTAAAGTTTTATCTCTAGGTAAACCTAATCTAAAATCAAATCCACCTATACGAATACCACCTCTTAATATTGCCATTAGATTGAACTCCTTGATGCTTTATAAACACTAGCAGCAGATTGTTTTTGAAACTGTTGTACTGGTAGATACACAGCGACAGCTGCTTGTGTTAAATCTATTCTAAGAAAACTAGAACGAACATGTTTATATAGATATTTTTTAATAGTAGGTTTGATAAGAGGTATATTTTTAACTCTTGACCAACTAACATCAAATCTTGTTGTCTTATCCATTTTATTATTTGTTGCCCATTTCTGCATTAATTCTAATAATCGTAATCGTAACGCTGGAGGTAAGTAGTGAAAGTTTAATCCACTGAATCCGCCTTCAATTGGTTCTAATGGTAATACTAAAGGAAACGTATCATAAACAGGTAATGTCTTTTTATACTTAGGATCATAGAAAAACATGTTTAATAAACCTATACTAGGACGACCAGTTAAACGACCTTCTCTCATCAGTTTACCAGCTGTTACGTTATCTGCGATAGATGATATTGCGTTTCGATACCAAGTACCTGAACGCATTGTGCCACCTTGCTTATCTGCTAATTTGTCTAATATACTAACCATTTACTATATTTATGTTAGTTATAGATACCTATATCTTTTTCTGTAAATATTTTAAACTGTAAATCGTGATCGCTACAATAGATTTTTGCTGCCTCCCATTTTGCCTGATTCTTTAAATACTCTAAATGTTCTCTTAGAAAATACTTAGTTTGATTCTTTGGTTTCTTAGGTGGGAAACATTGTTTGTATGGTTTAACTTCAACCATAAATTTTTGACCAGATTTTAACTTGAATATGAAATCAGGATAGTATTTGTGAATACGATAGTCAACAGGTGAACGATAGATAATAGGTAACTCCTCAGAAGCCCAAAATTCAATCTCATCATTCTTATCCAAATAGACCATCATACGTCTTTCGAGCATTGATCTATAGACTATTCGTTGAGGATCACCAACGTATTTTAATGGATTAGTGGGTTTAAAAATTCCTTTATAACTTGTCATATCACATATAAATATTACTATTAATCATAAAGATATTTATAACGTATGGCAGATTTTAGTTCAATATCAAACATAGTACAAAACAACATAGGTAACTATCTAGGAATAGGTTCTAGCAATAGATCAGGTCCTAATAAACCAGTTAGTGCTGTTAATCCAGTCAATTCTTCGAATAATCAAGCAATTACAAGTGCAGCTGCTAAAATTTTAAATAGTTCGCCTCTTGAATTGAATGATGGTAGCGCATTGGCTCATTTAAAAAAAAATCCATATCAATATGGTACAGTTACTTATCCAGCAGAAATAACAAATTTAGATTCAGGACACTACATGTTATTTGATATCTATCTTAATAATAAAACTAAATTTATAACTAATAAACAAGGTAATACTTTTATAAACACAGATGCAGCAGCAACAAAGGTTTGGAATATTAATGAAAATAATAGTAGTAAACTTGGCTTTTTTGATGTAATGGGTTATGTGATTCCAGGTTCACCTACTTTTGGTAATGCAACAAGTGATTATAATAATTACAAAGCAAGACAAGTTAAATTAACAAAATATTCTTCAGGCCGTCAATCAGGTATACAAGCTAAAAATAATACACATGCAATAAAATCTGATACTATTGTTCTTTATACACCTCCACAAATTAAAACAACTTATGGTACTAATTATGATACTGCTGAAACAGGTCAGGCTGGTAAAATTTTAGGGGGTCAAACTGCTGGTGATTATTTAAGAAACATAGGAAATTTTTTAGGTATTGCTCTTAGAGAATTTACTTTGGGTGCTATATCTGCCTTACCAAGTGCAGGAGATCCTGCCGCAGCATTAGTTAAAAAAACAGGAGAAGCAAAAAATCCAAATTTAGAAGTAGTATTTAAATCAGTGCCTTTTAGAAAGTTTCAATATGTTTTTGAATTTGCTCCTAGAAATCCTAAAGAAGTAGAAAATATACAGAAGATATTACAACTCTTTAGATTCCACATGCAACCGGAACTACAAGGTGGTAATTCAAGTTTTTTTACTGTACCATCAGAATTTCAAATAACTTATATGTATATTGACAAAGAAAATAGTTATGTACCTAGAATTAGTAGATGCGTATTAGAATCTATGGAACTAGATCAATCACCAGAAAATGTATTCTCAACTTTTAGTGGTGATGCAAAAGGAGCATTTCCTACTTTAACAAAAATGACATTGAATTTTACTGAAACAGAAATTATGACTAAACAAAAAATTGCGGATGGATACTAATGGCTTACTTTGATTTATTTCCAAAATTACTTTACACATTAGATAAAAAAAATGACAAACTTACAACTGATTTATTTCGTAGATTAAAAATAAGATCAAGTATTTTAAGTGAAGCAAGTTTATATGATCTATATGATGTACAAGAAGGTGATACACCAGAAAGTATAGCATTTAAACATTTTGGTGATACAGAACTACATTGGGTCATATTAATCTTAAATAATATAACAGATCGTTTTTATGATTGGCCATTAACATCATATGAATTTAATGAATATTTAAATAACAAATACGAAAACATATATGATATACATCATTATGAAATAGATCAATTAAGTGGACCTACAATGGGGTTAGGACCAAGTGATTACTCAACAAAGATACAAGTCAATAGTGATTATCCCGGAGCAACTGTAGTAACAAATTATGATTATGAACAAAGAATACAAGATCAAAAAAGAC